CCTTTTCGTCCACCACCACGATGGTCCGGTAGTTCACGAAAAGGATCATGTCGGACCACGCCTTCAGCAGGGGCGCCACCTTCTTTTCCAAGTCCAACTGGTACCGGTCGAACTGGCCTTCCTCCTCGGGAAGCTCGAACTTCTTCGTAGTGGAATGCGCCAGGAAGACCACGTGCATCTTCCCGGTTTCGATCAGGTCCGCCTCAAGCTGGGTGAGCAGGTCCGACCACATACCCGCGAGCTCGTTGTAGCTCTTGCCGTAGTCGTTGTTGCCGCCCATGCCCGAGAAACCGTTCTGCGCGCATACCTGCTTCACTGCCAGCTTTTCCAACCAGTCCGCCGTGTCGATCACAAGGGTCTGATAGCCCATCTGGTCCCGAACGATGTCCCCCACCATTTGCTTGAAGTGCGCGAAACTCGTGGGCCTCGGGGTGCGTGCCACCTCCAAGCGCGAAGTGCCGCCTTCGACGTCAATGAACAGTGGCGCGGGGAATTGTGCCGCGAGGCTCGACTTGCCCACCCCCTCAGGGCCGTAGATCAGGCCCTTCACCGGCTTCAGTTGTTTTCCTTTGACGATCTGCATAGTGCTTGGTCTCCTACCATTCCATAGCGACGTTCGGCCGCGCGTCAATTCCAGTTACAACGTCCGAGTACGACTTGCCAGCGGGCAGGCCGTCTTCGATGATGATCGAGCATTCGTCTCCCGTGCTCACTCGGGTGGCGATAACCTGAAGGCCCTCCGTAGTCAGCCACGCCCCGAACTCGGCCAGGGTGTCGAGGTCCATCTGCTCCAGCTTGTCCATCAAGACGAAGGCGCATTCCGGCTTCAGCTTGCGCACGATGGCCACCGCCACCCGAAGCTGCTCGGAAGAACTCATGCAGTCCCACCGCTGGCCGTTGTAAACCAGTTCACCGTCCACCACAGACAGCCCAGGAAGGGGCAAGGGTGAGTCGTTCAGGAGGGCCATGCGGTCGGCGCGGAGTTTGGTGATCTCCATGTCCTTCGCTGCGTACTGGGCCTGGTACTGCTCGGCTTCGTCCTTCGCCGATTGCTTCTGTGCGTTGGCCGCGATCTGCGCGTTCAGGCTCTCGAAGTCCGCGATCTGCTGTTCGAGTTCCGCCGTGCTTTCGTCTTCCAAATCCTGCGCACTTTTGGAAGCGCTGTCGAAATCTGCCAAAACCTTCGACCACCCTTCCTGGGCCGAGGCCAGTTCTTGTTTGGCAGCTTCCACCCGGCGGGCCGAGGCGTCCAGCTTCAGCCGGTAGTGGTCCACCGATGCGCGCTTCAGTTGGTTCTCACCGTTCCGAGCAAGCACCGCCTGCTGCTTGTGGATCAGGTCCGAAATGCTCAGCGGTTCGGCCGGCACGTCGGGGAACTCGGGAAGCTCTTCTGCGTGCTTGGTCTTGGCATTGGCGGTCTGGCCGATGCTGTGCCGTTCCGCGTAGAGCCGGGCCTCGTCCATGTCTAGCTTGGCAAGCTCGTCACCAACGCCGAGGATCCGCAAAAGGATCTGGGCCTTGTCCCTGTTCGATGCGTCCATGAACTTTGGCAAATCCAAAGCGAACTCCGACACGAAGGCGTCAAGTAGTGCCTGTCCCGAGCGCTTGCCCATGGGGTCGATCACGGTGAGGGTCGAATTCTTCCCCTTGCGCTCCACCCGGATGCCGTTGCTGAGGGTGAGGCTGATCGACGGGTCCGACATCGCCCCGTTGCGTGCGGCTTTGCTGGGTGCCTTCTTCGCGCCACCCAGCACCCACGCGATGGCGTCCAGTACTGAAGTCTTGCCCTGCCCGTTCTTTCCACCTACGATGGTCAGGCCCAGGGGCGTGGGTTCCATGTGAAATGCTTTCACCGATTTCACGTTCTCGATCTGTACCGAGGCGATACGAAGCCCCGGTTGCGTTTCTTCAGGCATTGGTGTATCCTTTTCGTGTTAATGGTTTGTTGTTCCGCCGGTAGGGTTGCCCCCCTGCTGGCGGTTTCCGTTATAGGACGTTTACGTCCATTGATGCAGCGAGTTCGGCAAGGTTGTCGTAGATCGGAATGCCGCGTTCGCGGGCCTCCCGGCATTCACCCAACGTGCCCGAACTATGTTCCCAGTCACCGCAGAGCAGCATGCCATCACAGCGGCGCAGCATTTCCATGGTGGCCATGAGCCAGTAATCATCGGTCAGCGTTCCGTCCATGTAGCGCGTCATCGTGTGCGGGCACAGCGGCACGAGGCCCATGGCTGCGACTTGTAGCATTGCGGCCTCAGCTGTGCGGATGTTCTGCTCGACTCCCCACTGGGTCGCGGCGCGGTAGGGTCCGGCGATGTAAATCACTCTCATACCGCCACACTCGCCGGGTGCCGCTTCGTCCATTCACGGAAAGCCGAGTCCACATTGCGCCATGCAGCCCGACGCGCCACGAGGTCATCGACAGCGGCTTGCATCGCCCGGTTCAGGAACATGCCCCGGCGCTCGGCGTGGCGTACCCTGTCGGCGCAATAGGCCATGATCGAGCCCCAAGCGGCGGCCTCGGTCTCGTAGTGGTCCGGCTTGATCTTCCCCGCGTGGTCCAGGGCCTTCGACGGGTGGCAGGTGACCGGCTTGGTGTCACCGTAAGCGCCACGGTAGTAGTTTCTCGCTGGCATTGGTCGCTTTTCCTTTCTGGTTGTGGTTTTAGTGCCCGGTGGGTGTAGTCTCCCACCGGGCGAGGTGTCGGGTGTTGCAGTACTACATCGTCGAGATCTCCGGGCACAGGCCGAAGCTGGACGGCCTCCAGCGGGCTTTGTGTCGCGCGTTGGCAGCACGCGACTGGTACTCTGCATTCAATCCGCAGCGAATAAGCGAACGCTGCTATCACCTCGGCAACAGGCCGGTGTGGTCAAATAACGCGCGCGGCGTGTGGTGGCTGACCAACGCGGAACACCGCGCGCGCCGCCAGCGACAGGCCAGCGGGATAGGGGGCGATTCAAATTTGCAGCCGGTGATGCGCCCACCGGCAAGCGATACCACGCTACGCCCGGTCTTCAGCGCCTGGCCATCACACCACGGGTTGTCCACGGTGCGCTCTCGCAGGAAAGTGGTGCCCGGCGGCCGTTCCCATGACCACTCGATATCACTGGGTGGGGTGGCGGCCTGTCCGGGCATAAGAACGATTCAATTGGTAGGTGCGGCGGGGGCCATCGGGGAAGGCAGCGCCCCGCCGCAGACCGGGCCGGGGAGAGAACACGGCGCCGGGGTAGGGGCTAATCGGGTGGCGCGAGCAGGGAAGGGACTTCCGGTGCCGGTGCTGAAAGCAGCTTGCGGGCTTCCTTCTTCGCCTTGAACGCGGCTTGGTATACACGGCCCATAACGAACAGTCTGCCGTCGTGCAATTCCTTTTCCTTGTCGTCCAGCTGGGAACGATCCACAGACTGGGATCGAACGAGGTTGCGCCGGTACTTCATCATGGCAAGCTGCGCTTCTTGGTAGGTGTGTGCGCTGGCCTCGGCGTCTTCCAGAATCTTGATGCCGGACTTGTGCTGCTTGGCGACCACATCCAAACCGCGCGCGGAAAGCTGCCGCATGATCTCGTTGCACATGCCCATCATTTTGAGGCTGTACGCGCTCATGTCGCGGTTGACTTGGAACACGTGCTCCAGTACTTCCGGCTGAATGTATGAGCCCTTTTCCAGAGCGTCGAAATCAATCGGGTAACTTGTTACTTCGTCCATCGTCTTTCCTTCTATTGGTTGTTTGTCCATGCCATGCCTTGCCCTGCCCGTCCGAGCCATGCCCCGCCTCACCGGGCCGAGAGTAAGATTATGAGTGCGTATTTAACTATCCATGCCTTGCCTTGCCTTGCCAGACCCGGCCTCACCTGGCCTTGCCGCACCACGCCGCGAAACCTGTTACCTCACCGCAGTACGTTTAAACTGTCCATGCCTTGCCTTACCCAGCATCACCCGGCCAAACCATGCCTGACATCGCCGTGCCCTGCCTTAAGAAACTCTTTCGAAACGCCCGAACCGTGGGCGGAAGTCGCAGATACCGACCATGCTTCCGCAGGTGTCGATCCAGTCCATGAGCACGCCCTCGGAAGGAACGATGTCATCGTCGTACTGGATGGTGAACTCCAGCGCCCAACTGTCGAAGCGGGGGCGCGTGCGCTTGATGCGCTTCTTGCTGCCACCGGCCCCGATAGCGACCATGCGCTGATCGATGTACTTGCCAGACTTGTACAGCCATTCAAGCGGCTTCTTGGCATCATCGAACTGGAGCGGAATGTCTTTGTTGATGAAGATGCCGCACTCCGCGTCCTTGCCCTTCTTGGTCTTCCGCGCGCCGAACTTGATAGCGGTTTCAACCACGATGGACGGAACCACGATCACATCGTTCTCCGTGTACAGCCCGGCGAACCATTCCATTTCTGCCATGGCCTCGTGGTCGGCTTCGGTCTTGTTCTTCTTGCCGGATACCTTCTTGCTCTCGATTGCGTAGCTGCTGGACTGGTCGGCCATCAAGCCGTTGTGCATCAGTAGCGGTGCAGTTCCGATCAGCTTTACCTTGGTTTCTTTCAGCATTGTTCTTTTCCTTCTGTTGGTGAGGTTGTTGTTGTTGGCGGTGTGCGGCGTAGCGCTATGATTAGCTTGTCTGACCTGTCAGATGACCGGATGAGCCACGCTAAGGCAGGTAACTGGTGGGACGGTAATGGACAACGCGCATTGGCTAACAACTCAGCGGTTTATGATGTGAAGCCTGATGTTGGTAAGTTTATGCGTGAATGGAGCACTATTTATGAAAGCCATAGTGGTGAGCGTGGTATTTTTAATCGTTATGCTAGTGACTTACAAGCTGCGAAGAATGGCCGTAGGGAGACAGGGCAGGAGTGGGGAACAAACCCATGTTCAGAAATCATCTTGCGTCCCTTCCAGTTCTGTAACCTCTCGTCCGTGATTGTGCGTCCTGAAGACACTGAAGAAACCTTGTTGAATAAGATTGAAATGGCTACCATCTTGGGAACCTTCCAATCAACAATGACAGACTTCCCATATCTGCGTAAGATTTGGCAGCGTAATACAGAAGAAGAGCGTTTGCTGGGTGTGTCTATGACAGGCCCATTGGACAATAAGTTGTTAAACAATCCAGAAGACCCTGCATTGCCGGGCCGTCTAGAAAGGCTTAAAGATCGTGCTGTTATCACTAATAAGCAATTTGCTGATTTTATTGGGATTAATGCTTCTGTGGCAATTACCGCTATCAAACCTGAGGGCACTGTATCTCAGCTTACTGGCACTGCTAGTGGGCTTCACCCTCAACATAGTAGCTATTTCATTCGCCGTGTACGAAGCGACAATAAAGACCCTCTGACAGACTTCCTGAAGGCTGCTGGATTCCCTTCAGAGCCTTGTGTGATGAAGCCAGAGGGTACAACAGTGTTTAGCTTCCCTGTGAAGGTTAAGGAAGGCGCTCTGCTGCGAGAAGAGCTTGATGCAGTTAGTCACTTGAAGCTGTGGCTGCTCTATCAGCGTCATTATTGTGAGCATAAGCCATCTGTAACCATCAGTGTGCAAGAGCATGAGTGGCCTATTGTTGGTGCTAAGGTTTGGGAGCATTTCGATGAGATTACAGGCGTGAGCTTCTTGCCTATGGATGGTGGAACTTACCGGCAGGCTCCTTATGAGACCATTACGGAGTATGAATATCACACGATGGAAGCAGCAATGCCTACAACGATTGATTGGGATGCTTTCGTAGAGAATACGGACAATGTTGAAGGAGCACAGATGCTTGCGTGTGTTGCTGGTGTTTGTGAAATTTAAAGGAACCCAATGATCTTTGACTTTGTATTTAACGCTGGCCTTGTATTCGGCATTGAGCACGATGTGGTGCATTTGACGGAAACAGAGGAGGAGCTAGACTTAGATGGTGAACCAAACAATATGATATTGGTGCATCTAGGTATTATCACTATCAGCATCATCTTCATGTAACGAAAAAGGCCGCTTCAGTATTGCTCTGAAGCGGCCTTCTTTATTTCTTCTTATTTGCTTTGTTAGTTGCTGTTCTACTGCCTCGTTTAGGGAGGCTCTTACCAGCTTCACTGAGGGCTATGGCAATGGCTTGCTTTTGAGGCTTGCCTTCCTTAACCATTGTAGAGATGTTTCTACTAACAGTTTTATCACTGCTTCCTTTTTTCATTGGCATATTAGTCCTTCTTTCTCATTTCTGCTAGTTTCTCAACAGTGCGTCCACCAAAATAAGCAAGGAAGACAATCTGTCCCCAGCTTCCTAAAAGCTGCACATAGCTTTCTTGTGCGTTATAACCAAAGGCAGACATGGCCGTGAACAAGAAATAAGCAAGGAAAATAGCAATAAGAGCTAATGGCCTCACATTCTTAGACAACCAACTGTCAGAAGACATATCAGCTTGCCATCGGTCAGTGATGGCTGTCTGCTCTGTCTTGTACAAGTCTGCTTCGTTAGCCAGCTTTGCAAGCTCTCCATCCTGAGCCATCTTAGCCAAGTCAAGCTGTGCCTGAGCCTTAGCAGCCGGATCCGGAATTAGCTTGTCAATTAGC